TGTATCGTAAGTTATTCCTGCCATTATACGGCTCCTGCTAGCTCTCTACAAATAGGACAACTTTTTTTATATCTATTGTGTGTTCCACATTTCCACTTTGGCTCTTCATGCACAGGTATTTCTGGCTCTGGAACTTTAGTGTAATACTCTATGTGTTCGTCTTCTGGACATGCACATTGTTTAATACCAAATATTTTACAAATAAAATTTTTAATTTTTTTAATCATGCTGTTACCGTTACTGGTCCTGCTGATGCAAAACCACCTCCTCCAGACTCCGTTATACTAGATGTTGTAGCTGTTGCAAAGGTATAATTATCATTATCTACTTTTGTAATTGTGTATCCTGCAGCTAAATTTATTGTTGCTGCAGCTACTCCACCAACAACCTCTGCGTTTCTAAATCTAACTGTATCAGATGTTGATCTACCGTGATTCGGTTCGTTAACAGATATTGTTGCGGATCCATTTGTTGTTGTAAAAGCGTTTAATGGTAAAAGTTTTGGAACAGCTGTTTCTGTTCTATCAGGTCTTACATTACGTAAAGATATAGAATCACCATTCATGGGTTTTGGTTCTAATTGTGGTTGCTTTGGTTCAAACTCTGATACATGCACGAACGATCCATTCCATTCTCGAACCATTTCCTTGTATGGAAACTCCATACCTGATCTGTCTGATATTGCTCTTGCGTATTTACCTGTTGCGTATTTTGCCATTATGCTCCTGGATAGTATGCTTTTGGTGTTATGTGTGTGCTAGACGCAGAGCCATCTTCTGACAACGCTCTTTGAAATTCATCTTCATACACTAATTTCATTTGTTGTGTAAGTTGTGGAGCATACTTTTGTGCAAGATAGTATGTTAGTCCAGATACCATGCAAGGCACGAATCTAAACGGAACATCGGTTGCATTAGTATAATCACCTACATCTTGTATTCTTTTTATAAAATAAAAGTGCATGTCTTTAGCTGCGTTTGTAGAGTCTGGTGTTGGATAAATATGTATTCTAACTTTATCAATAAATCTTTCCACCCAGTATTGATTCGGTGTTCCTTTTGATAATTTATTAGAAAAACCTGCGTACGTTGATCTATCAACTTTAGTCATTGGACTATCTGATTGATCTGTAGAAGTTCTATTTGATCTTAACTGTGCTTCAAGAACATCTGATATACCAAATACGCTGGCAGGAGCTGTAGTAGTAGCACTAGTGCCATCATCACTTGATCTAAAAAAATCATAATCTGACTGACCTTCAATTAAATCTAGATTAGTTTCTCCTATTTCCCAATAGTGAATACCTCTATTGCCCCACTCTTGAAACATTATATTTAATGTTCTACGAGCGTTTTTTAATTGATATCCCGCTACGTTTTGCAATCCTAGTCTTTCAAAAGACTCTTCTATTATTTCATCAATAGCAAAAGTTTTATCAAAAGTAGTTGTTCCAGAAGTAGTATTAGCCATTTAAACTCCTACGACTCGTAAGTTTTAGTCCATTCACAAACAACTGTTCCGGTGTCTCCTGACGTGCAAGCCGGTAATACAAGATTAACATCACCTGTAAAACCAGATGCCTCAGTATTTGATAAGCCTCCAAAGTCACTATAATCAAATTCCATTTCACCTGCTAATGTTTGAAACACAACATCTGTTGTTGCATCCCATTGTAAACGAATCGCATCTGCTGGTGCTGTAACTGAAACATTAAATCTAACTTTGTTTAATCTTACAGTCTTACAAGTTTTACCATTGTTTGATGTTAGTGTAGAAACATCAACTATTTTAGTTGTGCTCCCTGTTCCGTCTGAAACCACGTTAAAGTGGGTGATAAGTTTTC